ACGTTACCAATCCGGCGGAGTCGTTCGTATCGGGCTGGGTCATGGGGTTTCTCCAGGGTTGTTTTGAAGCGCCCTAGACGGGCGCGGAAAACTCATCTCATCTAGGATAACGCAGATATACGCGCCGAGTTCCATGGGCGACGTGAATCTAGCGTGCTGTGTTTTCCAATGCTTTGTCCATGATCGCATCGGCGGTTTCTTTACGTATCCAATACGCGCCGTCGTAGTGTTCGCTTTCACGCCACACTGTTAGACATGCGTCGTCCCAGTCATCATCATCGGCAAAGCGGTCTCGATGGGTGGCCATCATGAACGGCACGTCGGCGGCCCCGTCGAATGTTATCAATCTGGTTGTGCTTCGCCGGGTCGCTTCCGCGTCCATCGCCATCGCGGCCGCGCACATGATTTGGTCGATGCGGGCGGGATTGACTCCATAGTCGCCCTCGATTGTCTCGTACTCCCGCCAGACTGCTAGGCCAGCCGTCTCCCAGGCATCACGCGTCGAGAAAGCGTCTCGATACTCGGCTATCTGGTCGATCACATCGCGCGTGGCGCTGTTAAAGCGGCCGTAGTTTTCGAAGGTGTACGTCTCGGGGTTGTCGGTCATTTGGGTCGCTCCTGGGCTATCAAGGATCTAAAGGGATCTAAAGGGATCTGGGAGGTAGGCGCTAGACCGGTACTCGGCGACCACGCGGTACGTGCTACCCTTCCGCGCTTCGACCAGGATTCGCGCGTCCCGCTCTCCGCCATTTCCTTGCGCCTTGGCGAAACTGCGCGCGTACTCGTCCGCCGACGGGAAGTCTGCAAACGTTGCCGCCGTGCGGAACTTAAACCATTCTCCCTGAACGTTATACGCCATCTTGTAGACTTTGTGGGACCACTGATTTGACATTTGAGTTTCTCCAGGGTTATCGGAATCGCTCTTGGCGTTCCCTGCTACCGCCCCATGACGGTGGAGCGGTAGCCGGCAACGTCTAACGCGCTGGGTCAGCTGGCGCGGCTCGCCCAAGCCGGCACGGCAGGCAAGGGCTTGTTGGCGGCCGACGCCGTGCCCTTAGGGACGGCATAATACATGGGCATGAGGATGCCGAACGCGTCGTCTCGCCCTAGATCGACGAATGCCGCCGCGCGCTCATCGCTTGCCGGTATGACGCGCAGCGCCTCGTTACGGGTGACGCCGCCGAATCTGGTGAGGTACCGCGCGTTGTACGTCGGCGCGCATGCCCGCGCCGTCTCCGGCATGGCCGGCACGACCGCCCGCCAACGTACGAATTCCTCGGCAAGTAGCTCGGCGCGCAGCGTGAACACGGAGCGCGCTGTCGGCTCAAACGCTTCGGCCACCGTCGTGGCGTACACCACGCCGATCGTGATAGCGCGGCTCGCGGCGTCTGGCTGATCGATCACGACGTACTTAGGCCACCCACGCTTTTCTCCCTTGCACGCGTTGAACAACGCCTTGCACGCCGGGATGATCACGTCATGCGGCGGCGCAACGCGGTCAGCCGCGTAGGGCTGTGCCGCTAGCAGCGTATGCCCATCGGTCGCGACGATCGTCCCGCCCGCGTCGTACAGGACGCCCGTGAGACGTGGGCGCGTGGCGTCGTCGGACGCGAAAGGGAATGCGTCGCGGTAGTAGCTCGCGGGGAATGCGTACTTTGCCATGTGGAATCTCCCTTCGGGTTATCGGAATCGCTCTTGGCGTTCCCTGCTACCGCCCCATGACGGTGGAGCGGTAGCCGGCAACGTCTAACGCGCTGGGTTAGCTGGCGCGCGCCCAAGCCGGCACGGCAGGCAATGGCGCGGGCTTGCCGGCGGCGCGCCCCGAGATTGCGCGGCTATAATTCATAGGCAGGATAAGGCCGATCGCGTCGTCTCGCCCGAGATAGACGTATGCCGCCGCGCTGTCTCCGCCTGCTGGTATGACGCGAATCCCGCCACCACTGGCTACGCGCCCGAATTTGGCGAGGTATCGCACGCGGAACGTCGGCGCGGCCGCCGGCGCATGCTCGGGCATGGCCGGCACGTTATCCCGCCAAGCTGGGATAGTCGCGTCATGTAGTTTGGTGCACAGCGTGAACACGACGGGCGCGCCGTGATCAAGCGCGTCGGCCGCCGTCGCAGCATGTACCACGCCGATCGTGATAGCGCGGCTCGCGCGGTCAGGCTGATCAATAACGACGAACTTGGGCCGCCCACGCTTTTCCGCCTTGCACGCGCCGAACAACGCCTTGCTTGACGGGATAATTACGTCGCGCGGCGGCGCAACGTGGCTAGCCGCGTCAAGCTGCATGGCTAGCAGCGTGTAGCCGTCGGTCGCGACGATCGTCCCGTCGGTCGCGAACAGGATGCGGGCGCGGTTTGCGCGCGTGGCGTCGGATGACACGAAAGGGAATGCGTCGCGGTAGTACTGTGCGCCGAATGCGTACTTGGCCATTTGGGTCTCCCTTCGGGTTATCGGACTCGCTCTTGGCGTTCCCTGCTACCGACCCATGACGGTGGATCGGTAGCCGGCAACGTCTCGCGCCGTTCAGCAATCGTCGGTCCTCATCGCGCGCGCTTCGGCCGCGCTTAGCGCGTGGAACTCTAGCGCGTATCCTCCCTGATAAATTCCGAATCCGACGGGATCGCGGTAAATCTCTGTAACGTCGACCTGATCAGCGCATTCCGGCTCAAAGTTCATCTCGTCCAGGATATCGAAGATATAATCGCCAAGCTGTCCGGGCGACGTGAATTCCAGCACTCCGCTGTTCCGATCAGGCAGACCATTCGTCGCGACGTAGTAGATGGATTTTGGCTGGGTCATTTGAGTTTCTCCAGGGTTATCGGACTCGCTCTTGGCGTTCCCTGCTACCGACCCATGACGGTGGATCGGTAGCCGGCAACGTCTCGCGCCGTTCAGCAATCGTCGGCCATCATCGCGTGCGCTTCGGTCGCGCTTAGCGCGTGGAATTCGATCGCGTATCCACCATGATAAATTCCGAAGCCAATGGGCCAGCGGTAAATCTCTGTTACGTCGACCTGATCGGCGCACTCTGGCGCGAAGCCCAGATCTTCCAGGGCGTCATAGATGTAATCGCCGAGTTCCGTGGACGACTCGAACGAAACCGCGCCGTGGTGCTGGTCTGGCGTGTAGCAGCCGCGTAGGCCAGTCGTAACGGCGTAGTAGATGGATTTGTGCTGGGTCATTTGGGCTTCTCCGGGGTTATTGGCGCGGCTTCCTCGCCAGCGCCTGCTTCACGAAGCAATAAGCTCACGTATCGCGGTCCCGCACAAGCGGTAATCGCTACTCCGTCGCCCAATCCGCGCTGTTTTGGGCGCCACGTTGAAAACGCTCATAAAATTAGAGCGTCGTCGCCCTGGCGCGCGGCCGGCTCAGATGAAAAGGGTAGGTACAGCAGTGCGCGAGCGCGTGGGTTTGAGAATTATCGCGATCATCACATGCGCGACGATCGCCCCGGATCCACGCGGCTCGCCCCGGATCCACGAGGCTCACTCAGGATCCACGAGGACCCCTCAGGACCCACGAGGACCCCTCAGGATCGTCGGCCGAGTAACCCGCCGATATTCGTACGATGGCGCGCGGCTCAACAGTACCAGCGCCAGCGCGCACCTCGAGGCTTCGTCGTGGGATATGCGCGGGACTGTGCGCGCCACGAGTGCGCCAGATGCGTCGTCGGCGATCGACCGAGCAATCGACCGACGATCGACCGAAAATCGACCGATCGATCGATAAATCGAACGATCGACCGCTCGGTCACCCGGCCCAGGCGGCACCCGGTGACCCCCCCATAGGGGGGCGCCCTGGCGCGCGCGGGGGGACAACACCCGACGAATAATTCTGGGGGATTGGAGGTGGGCGCCCCCTAGGTCCCCCCTAGGTCCCCCAACGCCCTGAGCCAGTCGATCCGTAGTTCGCTCTACGGCCCCGCCTGCCACCAGGGTAGCGCCCCGGTGGCCGACGCGCTGTAGGACGCTCCTATGGGCCTTAGCGTTCATCCACGGATTTCGGCAGATCCTCGCCGGCCGTTACCGCGGAGTTGAGGACGTCCCCCGGGTCCTTGATGGCGGACCTGCTGCGCTCTTCCTCGGGCGCCTTGGCGATCTCGGCGGTGGCCCATCCTAGGGCCTCCGCGTGGGCCGAGGGGCGCCCTAGGGGCGCGTCGAATGTCCGCAACGTCCCCCGGGCGGGGTCAATCACGGAGACGTATCGCACTCGGCTGTCAGTCGCGATGGTGAGCGTGGGCATGGTGTGTCCTGTGCAGCTAGCTTCGGTTGTATTCGGATTCGTCGCTGTACTCGATGCGGCGCGCGATGCGGCCGTCCGGCAGGCGGCGGGAGCGCACGGTTCGGGTAGCGCTCGATCGCAGGAAGAGCAGTGTTTCCTCTTGCTCCCGTTCCCAGTCGATCAGCTTCGCGGCTTCCTCGGCCCGCTGCTGGTCGACCATGAGGGCGTGGGCGAAGTAGCTTACCCCGCCGGCTATCGCGTCAATACGGTCGTCGTGGCTCAGTGCCCCACGGTCGCGCGTAATGTGCGTGAGCTGATACATGGTCTTCTCGTCGCGGGCTACCCGCTCGTCGATGACCAAGCGGTGACCGCCCATTACAGGTTCGAGCGTGTCGCATATGCGTTGCTCTTTGGAACCCTTGGCCCATTCCGCTTCGACCACCGAGCATCCCCCGGGCCACTCGCGGGCTATCACGGGATTGAATGCGGCTATCCACACTCCGGGGGCAAAGTTCGGCTCGACGGCTACGGCGTTGACGTTGTTCTTTTTGGCGCACCGCGCGACCATCGCCATGGCTTCCTCAGGGTTGCCGGCGTGGCCTCCGGTCTCAACGACGAAGAACGTCCCGTTGAGGACCTTGATGATTGCCCAGGCGGTTTCGTCTTTCCCGCGCCCGCCGGGGTCGACGAAGCATACAGAGCCGGTGAACTCGCGCCACTGGTCGTCTAGGAACAGCGGCCCCATAGCGTAGTCGCCCGTGAAGCCGTAGTTGGGGATCTCGTGCAGTATGTTACGGTTGTCCGAGAAGCGCCCCCAAGTGATCGTAGCGGGGCCTTTAGGGCCACTGATGGACATTACGATGAGGTCGCGCGCCCGTAGCGGGTAGCGCTCTGCGTCGCTTAGCGACGTGTCCAGCATGTATTGGAGCGCGAAGAAGGCGCGGCCCCGGCTTTCGCGGCGGGCCAGTTCGCCCTCGTCGAAGCGCTCTGGGTCGGTGGCTTTGCCGACAACCTCCGGGTTGGCCTGCATCCTCGCCATGAGCGGGGCGGCCAGGATGTTAACCTGCGTGCCGTTGTCCCGCTTGACGATGTAGTTCTTCAGTTTCTCGGCGGACGGGTAGCGGGCCGGCCAGCAGAAGCAGTCGTAGCCTTGCTGTTTGATCTTCGCGTTGTAGATGGACTCTTCCGTCTGGGGGGTTCCCAGATACAGGATGTCCCCGCCCGGAAGGATGATGGCCTCGAAGTCCTGCGTGATGCGCAGGAGGTTGGAGCGCTGGGCCTCGGTCTTGGAGTTGTCGACGATCTCTATGTCGTCTGGGAGGATCAGCGTTGCGCGTGATCCGGTGATCTGGCCGGTTATGCCGGCCGCCTTCATGGAGGGGGACTGTTCGTTTCTGGCGCCGTTAACGTCGAAGCGGTCTACCATGTCGCGCTGGTCGAAGCGCGGCCGGATGAACTCCAACATGGGCATTGTCATCAGGACGCCCTTAGCCTGCGCCACGAACTCTTTAGCCTTCACTCCGGAGGCGGACGCAACGAGTACCTTCTCGTTGACCGGATCCTTAGCGAGGCGCCAGAGGCCGTAGGCGGCGGCGGCGGTCGACTTGGCGACGCCCCGGAAGCCCTCTAGGATCTCCCGGCGCCCCGCGGTGCCCGCGCCTGCGAACCCATGTTGTAGAAAGGTCGCGAGTTCGTATTGCGCGGGCGTCGGGTCGGGAAGTCCTATGTGTTTCCAGAACAAGTACAGGAAATTTCTAAAGTCCCCCGCTACCTCTTCGGGGAGCATTACGTGTAGATGCGCATGGGCGCGATGCCGTGGAATCGGACCGTCGGAACTCCGCTAGTCCACGCGGTCGTATTCAACCGGATCCATTTAACGCCAGTCACGTTGAAAATAACGAGCGAGCTGGAAGTCACCGCGGACCCAATCGAGGTCCAAGTTACGTTGTCGTGCGAGACCTGGACGGTAGTTGTTAGGGTCCCCGTCAACACGAAGTGCCCAATCACGGCCGTGCCGTTCGGGAACGACGGGGAAACCGCTACGGGCGTACCGGCAGCCACGGCGGCGGCAGTTGTTAGAGTTACGGAGCGTTCATAGGGCATCAGTTAGGCGTCCTGCTGTGGAGGGTTGCGAACGGGAGGGCGCCGCCTGTGGCGGACGTCTCCGTGTGGGACGTCTGCGCGAGGAACTTTGAGAGAATCCCAGTGGCCCTTGAGGGTTGCGGGATGTTCAACGGGGGGAACGCCTTGACGTAGTCCTTGGCTACCGATAGGTAGGCGGCCGGGGCGGGCGCCAGATGGACGTTCCCCTCCCCGTCAAGGACGGGCACGCCGTCCTTGAGGGTCTTGAGAAGGACGTCGACTAGCGCGTCGCGTACTTCATCGGCGCGCGAATCGCCCATCAGCTTGCCGCCGTCAGAACCGCGTTAAGGGCATTCGACGAGTTGTACACCGCCGCCACCGAGAGGCGCGAGGGGTGCCAGCTGCGCGAACCTGCGACGCTTCCGGCGTCGATGGTGAGCGCTACGCGGGTAATGTTAGTCTTAGTGCGGTCGCCCTTGGACGAGGAACCGGAGAGTTTGTAGGCTTCCCCCGCGCCGTTGTGGTTCAGCTTTACGTCGTACCGAATTCCGTTGGAGTTCTCGAAGATGAAGCGGCGCTGGGATTGGTCTTTGATTGCCATTTGATTTCCTTACACAATGGTATTTGTAAAGTCGAGAATGTCCAGGCCCATGCGCCCAACGTCCACGGTGTAGCCCGAACTCACGGCCTGCGTGAAGAACGTTAGGTCAAGACGGTGCGTGGAGGTAGTGGCGAAGAGCTTGAAGGGGGCTGTGCGCAGGACAATAACCTCGCCGGCTCTCCACAAGATAGGCACGTTGTTGAACGCCTGTTGGCCGGTTTGTACGGTTACGGACGTTCCAGCGTTGTTGACGAACTGGAGGCTTGGATACGGCGCCCCGTCGGAAGCGATGGTGGCGTTAGGCCACCGTACTTCCGCCATTGCCTGCATCCACGTGCCGACAGGAACACCGGCCCCCGCGAAGTCCAAGCTATTGCGCCGGATGATCACGCGGTTGGAGAGCGCCGTCCACGATAAACCCTGCGTCACCTCAAAGCGCACCCAGTTTCCCGGGATAGGGTCGGTGGCGTCGCGCGCCACGATGGAAGCGACCGCGGCATGATTGGTGCCCAGATTGGCCGTTTCCCACGGCGCGGCGGGCATGGTCCCAGTAACGCCGCCGCTGGCGGACTGCGAGCCGAGGTTGAGGCCATTGCGAATAATGCCCCGGGGGTCCGTGGTCGCCACGCCCAGGTTGTTAACGAAAAGGTCGCCGCCCCTAAGTAGGTGTGGAGCCTTGAGCGAGATCTGTCGGGCGAGTTCGCGGCCGACGATCACGCATCCAGCAGAATTCCAATGGACGAGGTCCGTGGAGTAGGAGCTGCTCATTGTGGCATACGTGCCAGATACGTCGTGGACCAGCGCCAACACCGCGATATTGAGAACCAGCAGGTTGGGGTTGTTCTCGCCCATCTGGAGCAAGCGGCTATTGAAGTCTGCCATCCAAGCGGCTTTGACGGCAGTATTGCTAAAACTAAGGGCGTGGATTGTCGGGATGATCACCACGCCGCCGGTCGCAGCTACTTGCCGCACGTAGGCGGAGACATAGTCTAGGCGACTAGTCACAGTAGGAAGCGCCGTCAAGTTCATGTCGTTAACGCCCAGTCCCAGAACAACGATGTTCGGGCGCGTGCGCGCGATCAGTTCCGGGCCGTCGTAAGCGCGCGTGTCAAACGTTGCGCCGTCGGTGCCTAAGACGCCAACGACGCGCCAGGGGGCCTTTAGGAACGCCAAGGCGGCGCCCCAAAATGAATCGTTGCCGGGATTGGCGAGGGCCGGCGTAACCGCCGTGGCGCCAAAGAAACGCTGCATGGTGCTGGAACCAATGAAAGCGACGGTAAGGGGTCCGAATGCCGCTCCAACTTTGGAGAGGCCTTGTAGATAGGAGTTGTCGGTCATGTTACTTCTTTCCTTTAATCTGCGCAAACAGGTCTACTAGTTTCCTGTAGCCGAAGCTGGCCGCGATAGCGACGCCTAGCGACGTCTGGTACCACAAGGGCATTTCAGTTAGGACTAGAAAGCCGGCCATGACAATGTCGGGGCGAATGAATGCCATAATAGCCGGGATGGAAAGGATGAGCGTAAACCACTCGTCTTTCCAGGATCCGGCCATCTGGTTGATGCCGGCCACGTCCCAATCGATTTCGGCAGTTTGCGCGCGCTCGGAGATGCGAACGCGGGCCTCGGCCTCGGCGACGATAATGCGGCTTTCGGCCTCTGCGCGGACTGTCTGGCGCTTCTGCCAGTTTTCTACAGTGCCGCCCACAAGGCCGATTAGGCCCGAGATGATGCTCCAGATCATCGGGGAAGAACCCCCATGAGAGCGATCGCGGCGGTTAGAAGGCTTCCCAGAGCGGCGGCGCCGCCGGCAGTGACATACTGGCGGCGCTCTATCTTGAGCGTCCGCGCTTCCAAGAGGTCGTGGCCCTCGCCCTGCTTCTTGAGCAGAGTAAGGGCCAAGTCAACTTTACCTTCCAGCCTCCCGAACGCCCGTTCGAACGTGGCGGTAGACGGGAGGGCGTTCACTCTCCCGAACTTACGGGAGAGCCGCCGGAATCGTTGCTACCGCCCACGTCCAGGCGGGGATATTCGTAGGTGCATGCGGCCACCGCGAGGGTGAGCGCGAGGGCGGCGAGGATGGAATAAATACGCTTCATAGCTTGTGCTCCTATTATTTCCACCGCGGCCCAATGCCGAAGGTGGCTAGTGTGTGGCGAACGCCACGAGTCACCGGAGTAACCCGGTGGATATGGAACGACGGGAATACCGTCAACAGCCCTAGGCGCCTCGGGACACGGGCGGTCTTGTCCTCGTCCCGTATCTCCAGCGTCCCCCCGTCGTAGTCGTGCGGGTCGCTTAGCTGGACGATGGCAGTTAGCTTACGGTAGGGTACGCGTGTGTGGAAAAAGTCGTCGTCGGGGTGCCATGCAAAGTCTTCGTGCAGGTCGCCAACGTAGCGGATTACGTCGGCGTACAGGCCCCCGGTAATGTCGAAGTTGAACACCGACAGGTTGGCCTCGTGGATCTTCGCGTGAACTTGGAGTACGGCCGGGTACAAGGCGTCGCCCTCGGCTATACGCACGGTGGAGTTATTGCGAATGCGCTTGTCGACGGTGTATTGCCCGTTGATCGTCATGCCGGCGGGCTTGAACTCCCGCCGGCTAAGCTCGTCCAAGAGGAAGGCGCACTGTGGGGCGGAGAAGAAATCTTCGGTTGTCTGATAGCGCATGGTCATGCTTACAGGCCCACGCCCACGCCAACGGCAAAGGCGTCATCGTTTTTAGTGATGTTCAACGTTACCGTAACGTCGTTCGTGTTCTGAACGATGCTCAGCGATGCCGCCGTAATCTTGTTGTTAGTCGACCCGGCATTGGTGGTGCTTGTCGCCACCTTAAGCTGGCGGAACTGGAGATCCACCCCCGACTTGCCGGAGAATAGGCTCGAACCCCCGCCGCTGAGATTGGAGGCTGTGTTAGCCTCGCCGGATGCGGGAAGGGCCTGGAAAGAAGGATCAGACCCCGCGCCGTTAGAAGTGAGAACGTGGCCGGAAGTGCCTTCCCGCTTGAGGGCGGCAACCGCCACGGCGTTAGCGGCGATCGACGCCTCTTCTAGTTGTCCGAACACGGGATCAGCTCCGGCCCCCTGAGACTTCAAAACGTGCCCAGAAGTTCCCAGAGCCGGACCGTTCTTAAGGGTCTTACCACCGACGCCGGAGAACAGCGCGAGGGCGCGGTCCGTGCTAGACGCGGCGCCGACGGTGTCGCCCCCTCCGGGGGCCGTTGCCAACTCATAGGTTCCGCCGGTGCCGGCCGCGACGCGGACGAGCTTGCCGTTATCGCCGGGGGAAACCGGAAGCGGGATCTTAGCGGCGGACACTGCCGCCGCCGCCGCACTCACGGCCGCTGCTGCCGCACTCGCGGCCGCTGCTATTGCCTGTCCGTTGGCCGCCAGAATCTCCGCCGATGTGGGACCAGCGATCGGCTGGCCGTCGCCGTCGAAGATGAGCGTGCGGGAAGCTCGGGATGCGGCGGCGGGCATAGAGTTCAGCGAGCTGGGGCCATCAGCGTCCGAAATATGTAGCGTCCGATCGGTCGCGCGGAAGTCCGCTTCCTGCGCAAGGTACATTGCTTGGAGCTTTGCGGTATCGAGGTCGGCCTCCGCAAGCAGCGCTCCGTTAGTGAAGTTGACGATGGGATCCCCGGGTGTCACGCGGCGAATGACTACGCGCGTGCCGGCCCCCGGAGCCGTGGTGGCCGTAACAAGGCCGTCGCTAATCCATGTGTATGTGACCGCGACGCCCGCCACCGTAAAGGTAATGTCGTCGCGCGATAGAAATGAGAACGGTACCACGTATTGCGTGGTTGCCCCGTCCCCGGTGTAAAATCCTGGTGTGTAGCTCATGATCTCCCTTACGTTAGGTCCGTTCTCCAAGTGTTTGTTAACACGATATCAACCGCGTTTGTGCCCTCGGTCAGCGAAAGTGATGCGTTACTTAACATGGACCCAGAGCTTCCCCCTGAGGTCGATACGGTGATCTGGCGAAATGTGAAGTCTACTCCGACCTTCTGCTTGAAGATGCCGGCCCCGCCGCTTCCTAGGCTGGATCCGGTGTTTGTTTCCCCCACCGCCGGAGGCGCTCCAAAGTATGAATCCGTAAGGGCGCCGCTGCTGTACAAGAGGTGTGTGGCGGTTCCCTCGCGCTTGCGCTTGGCGAGGCCTACGATGTTGACGGCGAACGCGGCTTCAACTACCCCCGAAACTGTTGGATCCGCGCCGGCCCCGTTGGAGCGCATCGCGTGTTTGTTAGTTCCAAGTGCTGGGCCGTCCTTGAGCTGCTTGCCGCTTACGCCCGCAAACATCGGGACAGCGCGATCCGTGGAGCTGACCGCGCCTAAAAGGTCCGCCCCTGGTGTGGGGGTGAATAGCTCGAAATCGTCGGTCCCGTCGGACTTCGCGCGCATGAACTTTCCGTCGTCAGCCGGGACCGAGGGTGTCGGCACGTTGCCCGCTCGGGTCGCTGTGGCGGATGCCGAGGCGGAAGCGGCGGCCGCGCTGGCCGACGCGGCGGCCTGAGATACGACGGATGCCGTAATGGCGCTAGCCGCTGGTCCGGTAACCAGCTGGCCGACAGCGTCGAAGAACATCGCGGTTCCCGCGCGCGCCGCGATAAGCGGAAGGGCGCTGAGCGCTAGGGGCGTGTCAGTTGACGCCAGTCGAAGCGTGCGGCTTCTGGAATGATAATCAGCCTCCTGTGCTAGAAACAGTCCCTGCTGGAATGCGGTATTCAAGTCGCCTGCTGGGAAGACGTCTCCGCCCGTAAAGTCAACAAGCGGCGTGCTAGACGTGACGCGGTAGATAGCCACGCGCTTGCCGGCGGCGGGGGTTACGGTGGGCTGAACGGTGTTGGCGTCCACCCACGTAAACGTCGCGGCTAGTCCGTTAACCGCCATGTAGACGTGGGCGGTAGAGAGGTACGAAAACGACACGTCGAACTGTGTCGTTACCCCGTTCCCGGTGTAGAAGTCGGGTGTGTAGCTCATACGTTTCCTCCATGAAATGAGTGCCGGGCTTCCACCGGCCGCGCCCCCTTCCCGGAGACTCTGCGTTAGTCACGTCCTCCAGCAACCGCGCTGTGTAGCGCGACGATCGGAAGAAGGTTTTGGAACGGCAGTAGCCGTGCCGCCTTGTCCAGAACCTTGCCATCCTGGCGCACCAGGGCCTGCGCCAACTCGGATGTGTTATCTAGCAACCCCGCGGTAGGGCCTAGCGCGGTAGACCACGCCGAGCGCTCTTGCATGCGCGATGGTGGGGTAGCGAACAGCTTCAGGCCGATCGCGTCCTGCACCGGGCCTAGCATCAGCTTGCGCGTCACGTCCATTCCGATGGAGTAGGCGCCCGGAATGGCCGAGCGCGTTAACGCCTCGTACACCCAGTCGGCGGTGTTCTTTTTTGCGAGGCGGTCACCAGGGGATTCCCCCTTTAGGTTGACGCCCTTTACGTACTCGCGCGCGACGTATCCGAGCAACCCGGTTGCCATCATCATGTGAAAGGAGGCCAGAGCGTTGACGTCGGCCTGCTGATACGCAAGGCGCGTCCACTTATTGGTCGACGCAAACGCGTAAGACATGAATTGCAAAACGAGCTTTCCCATTTCCTTGCTCATCAGCAGCGGCGTGTCCCCCATTCCTGGAGAGATCGCGCCTTCGTTCTGCACGCGGTGGAGGGCCGTGAGCCAGCGCATGCGCGCCGCCTTGTCGGTCCAATTCTGCGCAGCAGGTACGCGAACGCCGTCAATGTCTTCGCCGTGCGCCGTTAGCTGCTTCTGGATGCGTTCAGCCCACGTGCTGTCAATGCCCAGGCGGGCATAGCGCGTCTGCATCTTGGCGGACAGTGTGCCGAAGCGCGCGAAGTCGCGTTGCATGTTCTCAAGCTGCACAGTCCCAAACACGAATTTTAGATGAGCGGTCCACGCCCCTAGGCCGTTCAACGATTGCATGGCGCGCGAACTGGAGTCGAGCGTCCGGTCAATAGCCGACGTGATTGCGTAGGTTTTACCGGTGCCAAATCCGCCCGTGTTGCTCAGGTTGGAATCCTCGGGCATGAGGCGGCGAGTGTTGGCGCCCATGAAGCGGCTTTGCTCCAGACCTATAAGAAGGGCTCTTAGTTCTCTGTCGGGGATCTTATCCAGCGTCGCCTGCGCCTGCTTAAAGAACTTAGGCATCCACCCGAATGCGCTCTTAGTTGCAAGCACTCCGGTTGCGATGTCCGTAAACGAAGAGAGCAGCGGCAGGCCCATCAGCCGGACCACGTTAAACCGCCGGACATTCCGGCTAAGGAAGGCCAGCTTAGACGCCGGGTCCATATCGTTTCCGAGCCGGCCCATGACGCGCATCCAAGTTCCGTTAAAGTCTTCGATGCTTTCCTTGGAGAGCGCTTCCGCGCGCTCCGGGTCCTTGATGCGCTCGCTCCAAGACGTGCGGATCTCGCGCTGTAGGTCGACAGGATTTTCGGTGCCGAACTTCTGCATCAGCGCCGCGCGGGGCGACAGGTCTCGCGAATAGCGGTCCGCGATATGCCCAGCGTCCCGAACAAGGAACTTCTGGAGGCGCGGGTCCATCAGGATGTTGCCCTCGAACAGCTCGCGCGACTTGACGCGTCCGCTCGTCCCTATGGCCTCTTCGATCGTACCACGCGGTACGTCCCGCCCCGCCACCATGCGCTCTAGGATCTCGTCGACGCGTTCCTCGGTCGTCTTGATACGTCCTTGGTCCACGGCTTCTATAGTCTTGGTGGCCTTGTTCGCATCCCGCTGGGCGACCTTCCGGGCCTTTTCAGCGCCCCGGAGGTACTTAGCGGTTGCCGCCCGGCTGTCCTTCAGTGCCGCTAGCCGCCCGTCAAGTTCCCCACGGGCCGCGTGCAGATCCGCAAGGCGGACTTCTACCTTCGACAGGTCCTTGTCGATGGCGGCTAGCCGCTTGTTGGCTGCGTTCAGGTTGTCCCGGGCGATGCGCTCGGGAAGAGCGGCGGTGTTGCGCTCGCGGGCCTTGGCTGCGCCTGCCGGATCCCGGAACGCCGCTGCGTCGGCGACGTCCAGTTGCCGGACCTTGCCGGTCACGGCGTCTTCGAGATGCGCAAGCTGCGCGCTCGCCCACTCGCGTTGCGCGGGGGATCCCTGCGCCATGGTGTCGACGACGTCGTCGAAGAACTTGTTTACGTCCTTCTCGGAGCGCGCCACGGCACGATCGGCGCGGCCGCTTGCCGCTAGTGCCCTCTCGCCGGCATCGGGGCCGGTACGCGGGGCGGTGCCCTCGCGCCCCAAGTTGCGCATCGCCGCTTCGTCTAGAGCCTTCTGCATGGCGAACTGCTCGGCTTCTGCCTGCTGTCTCGCGAGGCGCAGCGCCGAAAATTCTTGCTGCGTTTGCTCGGTGATCACCCGGGAGCGGGCCACCAAGTCGCGGGCGGCGGTGCGCGCGGTCTTCGCCTGTAGGCGTTCCCCGGCGCTCGCCCCCTGGGCGACTTCTGCAAGCCGCGCGGTGGCTTCCTTAAGCGACTGGCGGGCGGCCTTGTCGATGTCGTCTTTCTGCGAGATGACCCAATCGCCGAGCGCAAGCTCTCGGTCGGTGGCATCAAGGGCCTTGAGGTCGGTTACGCCCCACCGCGCTTCCAGCCACCCGGCGGGCGGCCGCGTCGCTAGGTGGTCCCGGAGGATCTGGCCAAGCTCTTCCCGGCCCAGGACCACGGCGCGGCGGTCCATTATCGAGGGGACGTAGATTGCGCGCCGCTCGTCTTTGGATAGCATGCCGGCGCTTTCCAGCTGGTCGGCCCACTCGGTGTAGAACCGCTGTTCGACCTCGCCAGCGCGGCGGATATAGTCGGCCACCTTCGGGTTGGGGTGTGGCGTCTCCGCCGCATTGCGGGCCGCCTGAGACGCGCCCTCGCCTTCGTAGTCTAGCACGCTCTGTGCGCGCCGGTAGTCCGTGATCGCCTCATAGAATTGCTCGGTGGTTAGGCGGCCTTCCTTGCGGTTTAGGGCGTTCTTTGCGGCGCGCACTACGGCGCCCTCTGCAAAGACTTCCTTGGCCATACCGTCATACAGCCTCTTCACGTCCACGTCTCGGATGAGTGAGCGCATGTGAAATAGCTCCGACAACATTTCGGCGCTTTCAGCGGTGGCGGCGCCCGCCTCGTTGCCCTTTGTCGCCACGCTCATCTCGTAGAGCCTCTGGTGGAGCGCGAAGTCGGCGGGGTTCTTGCTGGAGCGCGCGATGGCGCGACCTACGGGAGTGAGGGCGTCGAAGCCCATCATGCGGCCCCGCGTGCCCGCCTCGTCGCCCAGAGGGCTTGCCGCCGCGCCGCCGCTGCGTGTCCCGCCCAGCACGTCGCCCACTTCGACGCCCGGAGGTAGAACAATGTTCGGATCGCTCTCCAGCGAGAAAGCCTTGCGCGTCGACGAACCCGGCATGTCGTTCATGAGGAACTTGCCGAGCACGCCGCCCAGCGCCGTCCCCGCGCCGATGTCGGTGAACAGGTCCGTCACCCCGTACGTCTCGCGCGTGGCGAGGTGTACGACGCCCGGAACGGCGCCCTCCACGGCGCCCGCAATGGCACCGCGAGCGAGGCCGCCTAGACGCATGGCGGCGCCCACCTTGGCGCCAATGCCAACGCCGACCCAGGATATCGGATCGGTAACGGCGCCCAGCAAGCCGCCCGCGAGAAGCGGGAGGATGCCGGCGGATCCGGCCTTCTCGTTGCGTGCGTTTTCATCTCCCAGGTCGCCCACGTACTGCCAGAACTGCGTTTCATTGTGGAGGCGCGGGAGGGCGTCGGCCACGCGGTCGATAAGAAGGGGGGAAAGCTTCTTGATGCGCTCGTCGTTCACGCGGTCCTGAAGGTAGGTGTAGCTGTCGAAGTTGGGATCTACACTTGTGTCTTCTTCGTGCTTCTGAGATAGCCAGCTTCCGAGGCTGAACGTCGCGTTCGAGATCAGCGCGGCGCTCCCCATAGCGTCCAGGATAGACGGCCCCTCGGGGGCGCCCGAAACCATCGGGTTGTTAGGCGCCTGGGGGAGCGCCTCGCCGGCTTTGGACAATCCCGCTTGGACCTGAAGGCCCGTGGTGGATGGGGCCGCTAGCGGGTCAATCTCGGTGGTCGGGAGCGGCACGGAGTGCGGCTGTGAGGGGGGCTTGATCATGCAATCTCCTAGAAATGGGGAGGGCGGCCCGAAGACCGCCCTCTATGTTAGCCGCGAACCCCGAGGGACGCGGACGGCGTCGCCCGGTTGGGACCGCGCGGCGTGTGGCCATCGAGGCCCCGGAACTGCTCAGCCTCTTCAACACGCCGGCGGCGCCATTGGTCTTCGGTGAGATCCTTGGCTCGCTTGGACATTGTGCCGATTAGGTCGGCGGCGGCGGAGTAGTCCTTAGCCTTGATCGCGGTAACGAGTTCCGTGCTTACGAGGCCCGGACCGTGGTACGCGAGAGATACCAGCGCGAGACGCTGGTTTGTGGAAAGGGCGTCAATCGTGCCCTTTCCTACGCGCTTCTCTAGGAAGTCTTCCACCTGATTGAGCGTGTACTCTGCCAGTTTGATTCCCTGTTCCTTCGTGAGCGGCTTGCCGCCCGCCTTGACCTTGGCGAATGCGTCCTGGTCTAGGCCGAGCGCCTTGGCGAAGACTTCCGGGGCGTCCTTACGCTCCATGTTGAAGCCGTAGCCCACGGTTACGCTTCCAGTCACGGCGCCCGCGCCGGCGGGCTTCCCGCTGGCGTCGTCATAGGCATACTCGCGGTAGCCCTCGCGCTTGTGGATGACGTCAAGGCGCTGGTTCCTGTAGGTTTCGCTTCCAGCCACGCCGCTAAACGGGGTGAAGCGCACGGACTGCCGGGCGTCCGTCATTAGCTTATCCAGGAACGCGCGGGCGTCCTCTACGGAGTTGATGCGCGGCGGTCCGACGCGGGATAGCCAGTCCGCCGACAATAGGCCGTTGTCTACGCCCTTCTCCGCGATGCTCTGGAGCATGCGGTCCATGTGGTAACCCACGCTGGTCTTGCGGCGCTCGTCGGCGTTGCCAATAATAGACCTGTCCCCGGGCTTGACGCCCGCCAGTCCCGTCGCCCGGGAGCGGGCCTGAAACTCCGACAGTACGCCGCCATTAAGCTCGGCGGGGGGAGCGGCGGCGTCCTGCTTGGCCCGCGCGTCCAGCACGGCGCCCTTCAGAGTGTCGGCGTTGCTCTGCTCGGTGCGAAGCGCCTTCTCTGATGCGGTTTCTCCAACGTACATAAGCCCCACCTCGGGGCGCAGTACCGTGAAGAACTCGGCGTTGTCGTCCACGCGCCTCTCGGGCACCACGCGGCCCGTGGGGACGAGGGCGAACCCCGTGCCCCGGAGCTGCTCCGGAACGTGGCCGTAAGATGGAATGTCTACCGGGACTTCCATGTTGCCAATCCGCTGGCCGGCCAGGAATACCACGCTTCGGCGGATACCGTCGTCGCTGGTGGCAAACGCATCATAGCCACGGCCGTCGGCGCGCGGCCTCAGGCCGGTAAGCTTGGCGCCCTGGGATCCGAACGCGGTGGAGAGCTTGCCGAACTCCGCCGCCGCGGCGCTTATATCGTTTCCATCCAGGCCCCTTGAGGGGACTTTATGACCGTCTACCTCGATATGTTGGGGCATTACGCGCTTGACCCAAATCAACGTCCCGTTTTCAAAGGCCGGCTGGATGTCCGCGCGCACGCTGCGAGCGGCCCATTCAGTGATGGCCTGTTGATCGGTCCCGCGTCCCAGCTGGCCGAACAGTGCGACGCCCACCTTTAGGCGGTCGCGGATCATCTGCTCGACTTCCCCGGTTGCGCCGCTTCGGCCGATCCAGAGATCCATGCTCTTGTCGAGCTTCTCCAGGTGCGAGCGAACCCCGGCGTTCCAGACTTCTACCGTGGCGGGCTTACCGTCTCCCAGCTGGAGCTTTTCCAGATCCGTGGGGCTGTTGAAGGTCACGGCGGCCGCACGCGCGGCGGCGTCGGCGGGAGACGCGCCCGACTTCACTTCGGCGTCCATGACCATGTAGCGCACTAGGCCGGAGTTGCCCGCCAGCTTGGTGAACATTTCCGGGTTGTCCCCAAAGCTAGCCTGGAGCACGCGGAGCTTCCCGTATGCCGCGACCACGCGGGCCGGGTCGGACGATAGCATCTCTGCTTCCGTCTGCTGCGCGAACTCGGCGGGCAACGAGTTGTTGGCCGCGAGTACGCCGCCGACACGCGCCCACGCCTCTTCAGGCGTGCGGCCACCGGACACTTCCCGCTGGTATATCGACGAGATAAGCTGTGGGCCAACCTCGTTCATTTCCTTGCTTGTCAGCGGATTCACGCCGGGTTGGCGCTCCGAGAAAGCGAGTGCGCGCTCTACAATAGACGACTTAGTGGCGTCTTTCTGGAGGGCCACGATCGCGCCAACCGTGAGATCGCGCCACGGGTTGGACTCGCCGAACCGGGCGCGATGGGCCACTAGAGTATTAAGGGCGTCGACGGGCTTCATCATGCCCGTCTTGAAGCCGGTTTCGACTGTGTTCAAATCGTTCAACGCCGCCATAGACCGGACGGAGTTGCTCCGCCCCATACGCTCCCGCTCGACGTTGGCGATTTCCGCCGGGTACGTTTCGCGCAGCGAACGGCCGTCTTCCTGCTTCATGTCGAAGAACTGCGACACGAATTCGTTGTCGCTCGCCGATGCCTGCCTGAGGACGGCCGTTAGGACGGCAGCGTGTGCCTGATCCTTCTTCCCCACGGGGAGCACGTCGGCAAGTGCCTGCACGCGCCCCTTGAACCATTCCGGTGTGGGCATGTTGCCGCTGGACAGGTCAGCCGCAATCGAGCTTGTGACGTTCTGCATGGCCGCGCCCACGGCGTCTTCGCGCGCTCGAGACTCCCATTTGAAG